TGGTGTGTGACCGCCGTGGCCGTCCTGCCCCGTGGCTGGAAAAGAAGTTGACTAGCAAGGACGAGCGCCGCATCGAGCAGGAGATCGCCAAGCATATGAGCGACTAAGGGTAAGTCCCTACAAAATAATTTAAAAAAGTGTTGTCAAGGTGAAATTCTGTGTTACACTAACATCACTGCAAAACGCAGGACAGCGAAACTTAACAGAGAAGGAAATCAAAATGAACGCAACTTACACAGCATACGCCGCATCTGACTTGTACAACGCAGGTTACGCTTGCGACGGTCATCCCTTTATCGCCGAGTGCTTTTATGTTTTGGTCGAGAACGAGGCTGGTCGTCGCTTCCGCCATGTCATTACATTCAACGGCACTCAGCAAGTTATTTGCGAAGAGACTGGCGACGCTTTTTTCCCTGATATGCGTGAAGAGGCATCTGCCAAGGCAGAGCGTTTGGCCCAGCGCGTTAACGCCGCTCTCAAGGCTGGCGTGGCATTGGATGCAAATTGCTGGGACGAAGTCGATCCAGCCTACGGCTCTGACGAGTATTTGGGTCAGGGTACAGAAGCCAAGCGCGTTTTTGCAGAGAAGCAAGCAGGCTAATTAGAACGGGGCTTCGGCCCCATTTAAACCAAATCAATAACCAACCGAAAGCGAATCGATTATGACAAACGAAATTGACATCACCATCTACACCGAAGACCAGTCCCGTGTTTCCATCACTGAGTGGGACGATGGAGGCGCGTGGCTTAAAATTGGCGTAAAGAGCGGCGGTGCATACACAACCCTGACCCGCGACGAGGCCCAGCAGTTGTTGGCTGGCCTGCAAGCCATCTTGGCAAAAGAGGTGACAGCATGAACATGGGCAACCTGATGGATCAACTGGAGGCCGACTTGCTCAAGCAGTTCAAGGCCATCACACCAGAGCAGTTGGCGGAGGAAGAGCGCCGTCGTCAAGTACAGCGTGACTGGGAGGCCCAGCACACTGCCATCGAAACCGAGCAGGAGGAAGACGATGAATAATCAGGAGATCGACGACATGATGAAAGACCTTCCAAGCCAACAATTACCTGAAGAGACCTTGATTCAGAAGATAACAATTGGTATAATGTTCATTGTGATTTTGTTCCTAATGGTGTGGGCACCCGACTTCATTTTGACTGAAGAGGAATGCAACCAACAAAGCCCTCGCGCCATCATCATCGGACTATGTAGCGAACCGAAAGCGAAGTAAAACCGAATGGGTTTCTCGGCCCCAAAAGCCGAGAGGTATGGCGAACCATAAGCGAATCGATTACACTGCGATCAATTCGACACTATGGGGACTATGGGTCATGCCAGAAACACCGAAGGGGCCAAAGAGGCCCGCAAAGAACACTAGAGCGGCACAGGAGGCCGCAAAAGCCATAGGTAAGGCCAAGGTAGCCGCAAAGGCCGCAAAGGCTTCTACGCCCGCAAAAACAGGCAGGCCAACAAAGTACAACCAAGAGACAGCAGACTTCATATGCATGATGCTTAGTGAGGGGATGAGTCTAAGGCAGATACTGAAGGCTGACACTGTGGGGAGACTCCCAGCGCAGTCTACGGTTTATGAGTGGTTGATTCGCCACACCGTCTTTGCGGAGCAATACGCACGCGCCCGTGAGGAGCAAGCCGACACCAACGCCGACGAGATACTGTCAATCGCTGATGAGATGCCGCCTGAGTACACCGACGAGAAGGGTCGCACCAGTCTGGACATAACCTACATCCAGTGGCAGAGACAGCGCATTGAGGCCCGCAAGTGGACGGCCATGAAACTCAAGCCAAAGAAGTACGGCGACCGTGTGGCGCTGGAGGGTGTTGAAGGTGGAGCGCCCATTGCCACGCAAGATGCGACGGCCAGCAAGTTTGAGGAGATCATCCGCAACATGGAGATGACCAAGCGTGCTGGCTGACCTATTCGATGAAGAAACCGTGGCCGAGTTTGCTACTCTGCCCGAACATAACCGAATCGCTTTCATCGCGCACGCCAAGTGGATCGCGATGGCACACGCATACCAGATACCGCCCGACCTGCATCTAGATTACTCGATTTTTTTGATGCTGGCAGGCCGTGGGGCCGGGAAGACTCGTAGTGCCGCTGAAGCCCTGTGGTGGTGGGCATGGACGCACCCCAACACGATGAGCATTGTTCTGGCCCCTACGTCGGGGGACTTGAAATTCACCTGCTTTGAAGGGCCAAGCGGATTGCTTGCCTGCATCCCTGAAGCACTGGTGAAGGACTACAACAAGCAAGACCACCTGATCAGGCTGACCAACGGCTCCAAGATTCGAGGCGTGTCTGCTGACTCGTATGACCGCCTGCGTGGTATCAACTCCTCGTTCTGCTGGTGTGATGAGTTGGCCGCGTTCACCTACCTTGGCCCCAACGAGGCGTGGGACAACATGATGCTGGGCCTGCGTATCAAGCCCGACGACAAGCCCCACAGCCACCCGCGTGTCATTGTGACCACGACACCGCGCCCCAAGGACTTGATCCTCGATCTGGTGGGCCGTGAGGGTGACGATGTGGTGGTTGCCCGCGCCAGCACCTACGACAACGCCAAGAACCTCGACAAGGCTTTTCAGCGGCAGTTGGAGACCTACCGTGGTTCAAAACTTTATGAGCAGGAGGTCATGGGTGCCTTGGTCGATCTTGAGGACGGCAAGGTGGTGTCCCGCGATATGTTCAAACTGTGGCCGGGGCACAAGCCCTTCCCCAAGTTCGAGTACATCGTGCAGTCCTATGACTGCGCCTTCTCGGAGAAGGAACACAACGACCCGACGGCCATGACCACATGGGGCGTGTTTAAGCCGCAGGACGGGCCTATGAGCGTGCTTCTGATCGACTGCTGGGCTGAACACCTGTCCTTCCCCAAACTCAAGCCCAAGGTCATTGAGGAGTGGCGTGTGTCCTATGGCGAAGGGCGCGATGCCAAGCGGCCAGACCTGATCCTCGTGGAGGACAAGGCCGCAGGCATCTCCCTCATTCAGGAACTGCGATACGCCCACCTGCCCGTGAGGGCGTACAACCCCGGCAGGGCTGACAAAATGCAGAGGCTCCAGATCACCGCCAGCATCTTTGCGACTGGCCGTGTCTGGCTCCCTGAGTCCGACACCCACAAGGGCTATGTCAGGAGTTGGGCCGAGGGCTTCCTGTCTCAAATATGCGCCTTCCCTGATGCGGCGCACGACGACTATGTCGATAGCGCAACGCAAGCGATTCGGTTATTGAAGGACATGAATTGGCTCGACATCAATCCCGAACCGCCTGATAATGACGACGACTATCTGGAGTTCACCCAACCGAAGCGGGTGAACCCGTATTCTGCATAAGGAACAACATGGCTGACTTTCGCAAACCTGCACAAGGAGCCTTAAAGGCAATCCAAGCCGCAAGCAAGGCGGCTGATGAGCAGTTGGCCGCAGGCAAGTTGAAGGCGGCATTGGAGGCCCAGCAAGCGCCCATGACCACGCCAAGCGGCACTGGCCTGCCGCTGATGCCTCGTGACCAAGGGATGTACACGCCGCGTGAACAGAAAGACCTGCCGCGTATGCCTACGGTGGACAAGGCTCGTGCGGCCAACAAGTCGCCCAAGTACAACGAGCGCACGCAAGACCTTCTGGACAGCCCCAAGGCCCGCAAGAAGGTGGACAGCCTGATCAACAAGGGCAAAGACTTGAATGTGCAGGAGTGGTACGGCACTGAACCTCTGCGCCAAGTGGCGATGGACGCTGGCCGCACTCCAGAGCAGTTTGAGTCACTGATGGCCCAACTGGCAAGCGCCAGCCAGCGCAACCCAGTGGACAAACAGAACCAGATGGGATCGTACTTGTACCACCTGAGTGAGACAGGCCAACTGCCTGAGAACTCCCTACTCTTGACCAACAAACTCAAGAAGGCGCTCAAGGAAGACCCGTCGCTAGCCGAGGGCCGCCAACTGGTTGAGTTGCCCACAGGATATGGATCGCTGGCGCAGGGTGACATCTTCAACCGCGCCGTGATGATCGGCCAAGGCAAGATCGGCGAGGCATTGCCACCCAACAAGAAGTTGGGCACCTTCTACGAGAACCTGCTTGGCAACCTACAACCTGTAACGGTGGATGTGAATGCACTGCGTGGCCCAATTATCGAGCAGGGTGACCCGCGTTGGCTAACCAGCAAGTTAGTGGAGAAGGACGACAAGGGCAAGGTGATCAACTCGTACAAGCCGCGTGAGATGTTTGACACGGGTGAGATGACAATGCGTGAGGCCAAGCAACGCCCCGGGTTCTGGGAGGCCGCGCCCAAGGGGTCTGAGTACGCAGGCTTTGAGGAGTTGTGGCAACGCGGTGCCAAGCGGCACAACATTGCGCCAGCAGAGGCGCAGGCACTTGGCTGGTATGGCTCCGCTGATGTGACCGCGCTCAAGACCAAGCCAGAGAACTATGTGGACAACCTTGAGAGGCTGATCAAACGCACCGCCGAGCAGACTGGCAAGTCAGCCACTGAGGTGATGAACGACATGGTCACAGGCAAGGGTTTCCTGCGCAAGGACGGTGGCTCAGTAAGCCGCAAAGAATCCAAAGAAGACATGGCCCGATTCCAAAAGCGATTCGCTATGCACAAGGCTATTGGCGGCAGTGTCAAGAAGATGGCGGGCGGTGGCCGTGTGAGTATCTTTGACGCGCCAAAGATGGCGGGTGGTGGCCGCGCCAGCATCTTTGATAAGCCAGTCCATATGGTTGACGGCGGCAAGATCGGCAGAGGCGTGATGGGTGCCGTGAACAAGGCCAGCAGAATGGCTGACGAGAAGATCGCCGCTGATGCCATGAAAAAGGCCGCTGAGTCAGCAGGCATGAACGCGCCAGTGACGGCCAACAAGCCGCTGACCGATGTCAAGGACTACCATACATCGTTAATGGACAAGGTGCGGGAAAATACAATCAATGCCAAAAAGGAGATGGACGCCTTTGACTACAAGTACGACAAGGGTCAGCGCGTGTTCACAGAGGACAGCGCCAAGAAGAACAAAGCCCCTTACGAAGTTCTTGAACGCTATCGTCATGGCAACAACATCATGTGGGAGGGTGAGCCTTGGAGAAGCCCAAAGATCATTGACCCTGAGACAGGCAGAGCCAAGCGCACGCCATATGAACCGGGCTACCGTGTGCGTGGTGAGATCGGCGAGATGATCCTGCCCGAGTCGGCCATCAAAGGCAATGTAGATTTTGCTCGTGGTGGCGCTGTTCGGCAAGAATCGCCAGAAGACATGGCGCGCTTTAACAAACGGTTTGCCATGCACAAAGCAATTGGGGGCCATGTTAAAAAAATGGCAAACGGTGGACGGGCCAGCATATTTGATGCGCCAGCCAAAAGGTTTGATGGTGGTGGCATTGCATCCCCAGAGGAGAGTTCTGCCTCATCTGACGATAAGCCAACCAAGGCTGGCCTGATGGCTGAGTACCTTGCCAAGGCGGCAAAGGAGCAAGGCAAAGAAGAGTTGTCCAGCCTGAAGAAGCCACGGGCCGCTACTGACATACTCAATCGCGGCGTGCTGGCAAACAATCCCGTGAGCGCAGTCATTGACATGGTCAACATGGGCTTGGTGCCCCTTGATGTGCTTGGCTCTAAGTTGACTGGGCGAGACATTAAGGTGTCGAGCGA